GTCAGCCTCGCGCAGGTCAGCCCCGCGCAGGTCAGCCCAGCGCAGGTCAGCCCCGCTCAAGTCAGCCCCGCGCAGGTCAGCCCCGCGCAGGTTAGCCGCGCTCAAGTCAGCCCCGCGCAGGTCAGCGAGGCTCAAGTCAGCCCAGCGCAGGTCAGCCCCGCGCAGGTCAGCCCCGCGCAGGTCAGCCCAGCGCAGGTCAGCCCCGCGCAGGTCAGCCCAGCGCAGGTTAGCCCCGCGCAGGTTAGCTTTGGCGCAACCTGGTTCATTATTAATCCAGGATTTATGCAGTAACAAAATTTCATCTAACTTTTCTTTTTCCATCGTCAGTTCCTTTCATTTCGTCAGATATTCCACCGAAACCAACGCCGCACGCAGGTTGCTCCATATCACCTGGACAGCACCAAGAAGGTAGAGTGCCGCCAGGGATAGAACGGTCAGGATAAACTTTACCAGGCGCATGTTAATACCACGCGCAACCGCTTCGAGCCAGTGGAGAAGAGGGACATCAGCATCATTCTGATGACCAGCACCAAGCCGGTCACGATGAAGGTGTATAGTTTTTTAGGCATTGGAAGCCTCGCCTATCGTCTGCACCAATACATCCTGCGCAGCCTGGAGGGTCTCAGCCACAAACTCGTTGATCGGGTTGGGCGTGACACGGTTGCGCGCCTGCCACTGGTCACAGAGTGTGTACAGTTCCAAGCCGTTGCTCTCGTATGCCATAACGCGCCTGCCGATGACTGTCAGGTCGTCCAGCAGTTCCGACAACGTGGCGATCTCGTTTTCGACATCATCATCGCCGGTGACTTTCAGGGTCACCAGGAATGCAGTCAAATGGGCAATCGTGCGGTTGATAACCACTGCCTCAAAAGGCAGTTCGTTTAGTTCCAGGTATCGCTGTGCTGGGTGGTCTAAACCACCACCGGGGATGTACGGGTACCGGTTTGTCATTGTCGTCTGTGTCCTTTCGTGTCTATTCAGGCAGTCCCCCTGCCTGCCCGTTGAGTGTTAGTTTACTTTTACTACCAGTACCGATTTGATGTCGTTCTTGTTGGTGGTGTCACCATTTACCAGCAAAAAGTGTGCGTATCTGCGGGCATATTCTTTGGTGCCATAACCGGTCATGTAAATTTCCTGGAATGTGCTTGTTACTTTTACTGCGTATGTTTCTGTCATTTTCGTTTTCCTTTTCTGTCTGTCTGATTTGGTTATAATAATATTATAGCACGCATTGTTCAATAATGCAATAGGTTTTGACAAGTCATATTCTAAGAGTTTTTTAATGTTCACACCATGCAGTAACCGCTGTCACAGTTTCACCTCCTCCATCGTCTCGAACAATTCGGGCTGATGCTCAATAATCAATGCCACCGCAAGGGACAGACTCTCGGGTATCTTTGCTCTGAGTGCTTTAGCGGTTGACGATAACCGTTTTGTCTTGGGTTTCCATTCTCTGCTACCAACATTTCCAAGATGCGGGAACTTCCCCCATAAATAGTACGGTCTGTAAACCTCTGCTGGCGCTCCAAGAACTGGTTCAAAGAATTTCGCAGCGCCGCGAACGTTCTCTATTATCCAAAAGCGGGGGTTGCACTCATCAATAATTCGTTTACAAGCAATTACCAGACTCATGTCAGGTTCCGGTAATTCATTAATGTTGTACCAGCACGGCATGGCGAATTTTGAAAACATATCGCAGGGAGGACTGCACCATACCAGATCTGGACGCTGCCCCTTCCATGACCACGTTAACATATCGGCTATAATATCAGTTCCGAATTTCGGATCAATGTCCATTGTTACAACTTTCCAGCCGCGCTTTTTCATCATCTGGGAAGCACCACCTAAGCCGGCACCAATGTCCAGCATCAACAGAGTCACAATTTCACCTCCTCCAATTCACATCGTGCCACCACGTACACCCCGCCGCCTTTGCGATCAGCACGCTTGACAACGCAACCCTCGACATACCCCGCCTTGACCATCGCGTCAAGTTCGTTGCTCGAAAACCTTGCACCGGGTCGGAACCCAGCCGGGTCGTCATGCCTCACCACCTCGTAGGGCGCAGAACCCAGCCGGTAGATCCGCTTGTGCCTGGCAGCTCTGTACTCGCGGTTCTCGCGGTTGCGCAGCCTGGCGCGTTTACCTTTGCAGTCGGGGCAGGTTTTTACCGGGTGGCTGCGGACGCCCAGGGCTGTGAAGGGCTTGGAGCATCCCCTACAAATAAACGTCAAAATGGCTTTCATTTCACCACCTGCTTGACCATTGCATACTGCCCGCACCTGGGGCAATAGCAGACGCCGTTTGATACCCGGGCGTTCCCGTCGTGCATCCGGTGGTAATAGCACCACGACTTCTCAGCCTCGGCTTGGTCTTTGCGGTCCACGAACAGTTCGTACCTCTCGTTCTGTTCGATGCGCTGGTCGGTAACGGTGTAACCCAATGCTACGTAATTTGTCATTTCAAGATCCTTTCTTCAACTCCTCAAGTTCTTTGAATGCTGCGCGTAGTTCATTTTTCGCATCATCAAGTATTCGTTGTCGCTGCGCTACTTGAAACGTGAAAAACTTAGCCTCCATCAAGTTTGTGGCGGCAGTTATAACGTTGTCAATCAGTTTGTCAATCGTACTCATCATCATTCTCCTCTCACTGGGGACGCGCTATGTCGGCAACACGGAAGTATTCAGGCTGCATCATTAGTTAAAGTCCCCAACGGAATAGTTGGCAGCATCAAAATATTGTTGAAAATTACCTTTAGCTCCAAGCGTGTTTTTATCTACCAGGACATTGACGCAATTAGGCTTTTTCTTATCAGGCTGTAACATCACGACCACGTTGGCTTTTTCTGTCTTTTCGCCTGCACCTCGTATCATGGTGCGATCCAGGTCTTCAAAGCTGCTGTGTTTACCGGCTTTATTGAATTGAGACAGAGCCATCGTGGGAACGTCGTTAATCTCTGACCAGCTTTTCAAAAGTTCCACGTCCGCTGCTTCTCTTGCGTAAACATTGGATCCGTATTGTTTCAATTGTGCTGCCGATGCTGATGACTTTTCAAGATAGTCTACAATTACAGCATCGCACAAGCCTTCCGCTTTACAATTATCCAGCTCGCGCAGTACCAATTCAATCGACTTTCCGGGGGTGTGCAAGTAGGTTATGCCGCCCGACCATTGAAGTAAACGAGTTTTCATTTTTTCGAGTTGGTACAAATCTTCAGGTGACAAATCCCCAGCTAACTTTAGTCTACGTCTGGCAATGGCAGTATGTCTTACAGCACGACGATCGAACATAATAACCTTGCTCAATTCAAAGTGGACAAAAACCACATGCTGCCCGCGTCTTGCCCAGTGTTCGGCTATACATTCAGCATAGGTTGTTTTCCCTGCTCCATCGGGTCCAGAAAGAATAATAAGTAAACCGCCTTCCGCCGGGTCTATAAGGTTATTCCAGGAAGACCACGGAAAGTTAAATATATTCCGTTCTGCTTCAGGAAGTTTTGATATTTCAATACGCCGTTTTATTTCCTGGTCGTAGAGCGTAAAACTTTCTTCCCAAAACGTAGACAATTTACCAGCGGTGTCTGGCTGTAATTTGGTTATTCTGTTTACAAGCCAATCGTAGATTAATTCGGGCGCTTCCTGGGCAAATGCCCGCCGGTGTAATTCAAGCGCAATTTCTAACCAGCGTTCGTGTCTTTCATCTGTGTAAAATGTATTATCCATTTAGACCATCCTTTCTTCAGTCCCGCATATACTGCCATAATTTACTGTTCGCAATTCTGGTTCATAGGGCGCCATGTCTTGTTTCGCCTGAAGTATTAATTCTGCTACCGTGGAAATTTTAGGAGGGCTTCCTTTTAATCCCCTGAAGTCGTTTTTATACCACCATGTTTTGAATGTATTTAAATCCTCCAATGTATATCCGGCTTTTCGTAATTCACTTGCATATCGTGCCAGTTGCCCTCTTGATAATTTCTGGTCTACCTTACAAAGAGAAGCAAGAGCCCCGAACATGCTTTTTTGTTCGGATCCTTTATCTGTTTCTGTGGATCTGGTTGAATGAGTCTGGTTAGTGTCCACCTGCTGTACTACTGTAGTAAGGATGTCGGACTGCTGTAGTATAGCATCCTTACTAATGGGATCGTCCATTAGTCCGACATCCTTACTAATGGGCATTTTTATAGTATAAACCGTGGATCCGCTAAACCGCTTTCTCCTGTCGAGCAGTTGATTGGTTTCAAGGACTGTGATTGCATTAGATATCCTTTGCCGGGTCAGGGTGGTTTCTTGGCTTATCGTTTGGTAAGACGGCCAGCAAGTATCATGCTTGTTAGACCTGAAGCGAAGATAAACAAACAACACAAAAGCATCAAGACCGATAGAATTCCATATTTCAATTACTGAATTGGGGACGGTGGTAAATTGTCCTATTTGGTCTACCAGGCTGTCTTTTTTCATGTTTGCTGAACCATCAAACAGCCGCAATTCCTACAGTCCGGTAGAATATTAAGTAGATGCTGATAAGCGCAATCGTATGCTTGACAAGTAGTTAATCTTGGGTTATCTTTTTTTGCACTGTTCCCGACTAATCCGTGCATCCACATTTTATAACTGGGTGAGTATCCAGGATAACCATACCAGATTGCATTGGCACAAAAACTATCCTCGCGCAAGTCGTCTTGGTATTCTTTTAGCCTGGCTTCGATTACCAATAATGCTGGTTCAATACTTACAAGTTCTCCCCACGTAATGGGCTTTCCGGTATTTTCAATCATTGCAAACCTCCGTAAAATAAAAAACCCTTTTTGGGCGCTTTCGTGCCTTGTGGAAGAGTCGGCATTAGACTTTTGCACAAAAGCACCCAAAAAGGGTTAATGCCTATTCCGGCTTCCACACCAGGTGATACTATCGCACCACACTTACATTATACCACGTTCCCGCCAGAATTCAATACCTTTTTCCACCCGAATCTCTTAGCCATGCCAAACACCGTTGCCACCGTCACAGCACCCGCCACATTTCCGCCCTGCTTAAAACTGTGCCATTTTTGCTCTACCTCCCCCGGCTTCCCATCCGCCCAACTCGCAGCCAGTGGATAACCAGCCTCACCAAACGCCGAATGTATCCCCATCAGCACCTCTACCCACTCATCGTACGCGATCCCCCAGGGTGGTATCAGCTTTAGCGCGTCCGCCACCTCCTGTTGGGTTGCAGGGACATGGTACTCAGGGTGGATAGCGCGCTTCTTTTCAGCCATGCCTGACGCCGTGTAATTGGCGATAATTTTCTTGACAACCTCAAGCGGCAATTGGAAGCCCAGTGATTCTATTTCACAGCCTGGAGCGCCATAAAAAAAGCGGACGGCATCTTTGCACTGCCTGTCCGCTGTACCAAACAACCATAATAGCGCAGTCACTGCCAGGGTATAATTCTTTGCTTGCATGATGGGGTTGTCGAGCAGGAATATCACGCGCGCCCGGGGTGCCTCTGGTTTGTGTGAAATGGTGGTGTGGATAAACGCCGCATACCTGGAAATAAACTTATCCTTCTTCAGGTTGGGAATTGTACTGGCTTCAGTCTCGCTGTCAAAGTCAAGTCCGATGTGCTGCCCACAGATGTAATTCTCGGATGACCTCCAATGGTTTTGATGGTGCGTGGTCATTGCCTGTCCCAGGTAGACGCTGCTCATCAGCGTGGCGGGGTTAATGTCAAGGTTGTCAAAACTGGCATTGAACCTGGACCATATCGGATCTTTGGGTGGTATCTTTGCCTGAAGCGGATATTTTGAGATAGCGACTTTATAAGTGGTCATTTTTCACGCATCCTCGGAGTAACCAGATCGTGCCATTTCTTGTGACACGATTCGCATAAATAACCTTTTGCCCATTTCTCGCACTCATCCTTAAAAATATACCGGGGCGCGAAGTGATGAAGCGCTGCCCCTACTGTACCACAAACCGAACAAACGTGATTAAGGCTGTAATTATTCAGGATGGGTATTTTATTGATGTCGATATTTTCAGACTTGATCTTATCATGGGCGATGTATTTTATCGGTGAGTCTATAGCTCCATCGTGTTTGATACACTGCCAGAATATTTGTGATGCACCATTACCGGTTATATTCCTGACTAGATAAACCGGGGTTGTGTGTCCACAAGTAGAGCAGTCCCGCCTTGACGTTATCCTTTCTCCGTTTTGGGTGATACAAATTGCATCCATTTTACCTCGATATAAAAACCCCCGGCTGCGATAGGCTAGTATCGGAGCCGGGTAGCTTATAAGGTTTGTGAGTTAACCTAGCCGTTAACTATCTACATTATACCACCATCGCGTCAAAAGTAAAGTGTCACTTCTCCATCTGTTCTTGGACCATCAGTATCGTCTGTGCGTTCAACTCGTGGAAAATATACTCCAGGGTGATAAGCTGCTGCTGGTATATTGTAGTCACAGCGGCGTTGTCGTAAATGTCGGTCTTGTAGGTATCCTGACGCTTGGTGGTCTCGTCAAGGAAATACTTCAGGTACTCTTGGTGTGACACCTGTTCCTTAGTCAGCGGTGCCGGGTTCGCTGCCCGAACAGCATCCGTCACTTTTACGCTGATCTGGAATGCAACCTGAACCGATAGTAAGACGATGATGATCGCCAACAATACGTGAGTCAATCGTTTATCCATATTTATCCTTTGTGTTAGTAGCAGGATGCTGAGTTGGTCTGCCTTGACCCCAACCAACCCGGATAGGGGGCGCTAAGCTACGCTTTCGCGTTTCGACTTTCGTCTCGTCAGGCTAATAATTCCGGGCATGCTTCCGCTACCACACAGACCAGGCGGACTTAGAAGCCTGCCACTAACATATTCTATTATACAACCATAACCGTCTATTCAACATTAGAATATTTTAATGTTACGCTGTTACCTTTTCGCGTGTTACGGTTGTTACTGTGTTGTTACTGTCAGGGCGTAACATCCGCTTACGGTTATTATACGCAGCCTGCTTACACGCTGGCGAACAATACTTACGCTTGCCGGTTATAGTCTTGTTACAGTTCGCGCACTTCCCATTCTTGCGTATAGCTTTTACTCGTGGTGGATCTCGAAAGGGGCGGTTTTTGACACCTGCTCTACCTGTTGAAACTTTTGTTTACCTTTGCCGTTGCTTCGTTCGCTGTTACGGTATTCTTTTTCCAGCCGTGACAGTTCCAGCTCCTCCGGCTCAAGCGTTACGGTCTTTACGGGTGTGCGTATAGTCGGCGGAAGCAGGGGGGTGGATACCTTCTTGTCGTTCAGTGCGTGCATATACTTGGCGCGGGTCTGTGCTGACCAGGACGCAGCGATAGTTGGGGCAAGTTCGGCGGCAAGGAAGTCGCTTTCCTCGGCAACCTTTTTGCGTGCCAGTTCCTCTATTTTACCGAAGGCTTCTTCGTCTGCCATGCGGCGCATGTTGTCTGGGTCGGAAATGTGATGGGCGATTCCTGCGCCGATGTTGAGGGCTATAATTGCACTCAACACCAAGATAAACCCCATCATCTCGTTTTGGTCAAATGCCACAGTTAAACCCGACTTGCCTGTATTGAACGCGGTATCCGCCGTAAACATTGCCACAGCGCCCAGGAAATCCACTATCACCATGATAATCGATAAACCTCGTTGAGCACCTCCGTGCGATCCGTAAAGAAACGCGCAGAGCCAAACGATGATACCCCCATCCAGGGCAGCAAGACCGAAAAACGCCAGCATTTGTTTATCCGATGCCAGGGTAAGTTGGATGAACGAAACCGACCGGATGCTTGAATAAACCAGCAGCGCCAGTCCTAAAACTGTTACAAGTATTTTACCAATCCATTTTGACATGATATTATCCTTTCAAACTGAAATGCCCCTCGCAGCCGGGTGAGCGACCGCAAGGGGCATAGCATCTGTCACCTCACCGTGATGACTAATTATACCACGATGTGCTATAATGGACTTATATGGATAAGCCTATCTTTTATCACGCTGTTATCGAACACATGACCGACTCTGAGTGGCTCAAGTCCCTGCCGATAGCCGACCAGGTAGAAGCCATGCGAATCATCGTGACGTTTATGCGGGGGCTGAAACGGAAGTGCCTGTTTACGCCGGTATGGAGGGAATGCGCGTAACCTTGCGGTGTGGGGCGAGGCGTGGTATACTGAAGGCGTTAGCGGTCTAGGCTAACCACCAACTTTATAAACTTCCCCGACATGTACTAGACCTACATTTCGGGGAGTTTTCTTATATTCGGAGGATACGTGGAAAATAACCAGATGTTAGCTATACTTGAGCCAGCCGTTAGAATGCTTGCCGAAGCCAGGACAATTCAAGAAACTAAAAACGTTCTTGACGTGGCAGTGACGGCGAAGGCATACGCCAGACAAAAAAAATTGGGGGCGGAGGCTGTTTTATATGCTACCGCTATTGAAGTCGAGGCGTTAAAGCAATTAGGAAATATGCTAAAAGAAACGCCAAAGAACGAAGGCGGTAGACCTGTAGAATTAACTGGTACTAAAGTGTTACCGGTTATTATTCCTACCCTTGCCGATATTGGACTTGACAAAAAGACAAGCAAATTAGCGCAGGATGTAGCAAGTTTACCAGATGAACAAATAGCACAGGTCAAGAAAGGGGACATTACGGTCAATCAGGCGATAACTGAAAAGAAACGTCAGGATGTAATCAGTAAACTTGAGAGCATAGAAGCGCAAGAAGTTAAAGAACTTGCCGGGGTTTATGACGTTATTGTAATAGATCCTCCCTGGGATATGAAAAAGATAGAACGAGACGTCGCGCCTAATCAAGTTGAATTTGACTATCCAACAATGACTGACTCCGAAATAAAAAAGATGGTTTTGCCTATGGCGGATGATTGCCATGTATGGCTGTGGGCTACGCATAAAAAATTACCTTTTGCTTTTGAACTGCTTCAGGTGTGGGGCTTGAAATATGTCTGTACTTTTGTATGGCATAAACCAGGCGGATTTCAACCGTTTGGATTGCCACAATATAATTGCGAGTTTTGTCTTTATGCCAGAAAAGGGACGCCGATATTTGTAGACACAAAAGATTTTATGACCTGTTTCGAAGCACCAAGAAAAGACCACAGCGAAAAGCCACAAGCATTTTATGATGTAATTAAACGGGTTACAGCCGGAAGAAGGGTTGACATTTTTAATCGTAGACCTATTGACGGATTTGACACATGGGGGAACGAAGCATGACCATTACTTTTAGCGGTACTAATTTTATAGATGATATTCACCGGGGACACATTGGCGAATCTATATTTATTGACGACTTCCTTAACTTTCTAAAGATAAAATTTCAGGACGTGACAGGTAATCAGGGATTTCAAATCATAGATGCTGATATGCTTTGTAAAATTGGTTTGTATGAAATTAAGACCAATTACAAAGATGATAAGCAAATTATCATTGAAGAGTTTACAAACGTTAATCCTGAACTTGGGGCAATCAGCAAGGGGTGGTTTTATAAGTCAAAAGCAGACACGCTGGTATTTATATCTAAGGATACAAGGACTATGATACTCATTCCTTTTACTGATGAATTTAGAAAACATTACGAAGCCACAAAGAATAATTATAAATTGATATGGAATAAAATCAGTATTAAGAATAATACAAAGTGGCAATCTGCTTTTAGAAAAATACCTTTGTCTGCATTAAATGGACACTTTGCTTATTACAAGAAGGTATCGTGATGTACTTCCGTAAAGTGTTATAATAAGAACATGAAACCAGATATTAAAGCACTTGAAATTGAATGTGAGATTCGGCAAATAAAAAGCATGTGCGACAACACGGTTAATCTTACAATCAATATTCCAGAATACTGTAAAGAACAGGCTTCAGAACTTTTGAAACATATTGGTGAACTTGCCAAAGTGCTTATTGAATTCACATAATATAACTTAGGCGTGATACGGTGACAAGACATATAATATCTTATGCGAAGGTAAAAAAGGCAATACCCGGAAGTGGCGGGGTTATTGCGCGCATTGTCAAAAAGTGCGGTAACAATAATTGGGTTTCTATGCGTGACTTCATTGCCAAAAATCCAGAACTTGCCGAAATGTTGAGAACAGAAGAAGAAGGCGTAGACGATAAAGCGGAGGGAAATTTAATTGACAGAATAGACCGCGGGGATATGGAGATTTCTAAGTGGTGGCTTGCCAGGCGCAGGCGGCAGAAGTACGGGGATAGCGTGGATATTAGCATAGATAAACCAGTAGTCCTTCGCGTCATCTATGACGATGAGAAAACCAAACCATAACCACCAACTTATTTACGAACACATCGAAGAACATCCAGGTATAAGACAGGCACAACTAGCGCATGACCTGATGATGAGCAGGTGCGCAATTCATAGGGCGATTACGTCAATGGAGAGCGCCGGGTATCTTTTGTCACAGGATGGGTACAAATTGTATGCGGAGAAGCATATTGAGGTGGAATTGTGCGGATGTAAAGTGATTGACATGATATGATATATACATGCCCGACATTGAGTATACAATACACCTACCCAGACCGCACATTAAGCAAGCGGAGTTTATCAACTCACCGGCTAAGCGCAAGATAATTAAGGCGGGTCGGCGCGGAGGCAAGACGGTAGGTTCTTCTATTCTGGCAGTGCAAAAGTTTCTAGCAGGCAGGCGTATTCTATATGGCGCACCTACTACAGAACAGGTAGACCGATTCTGGACAACGGTTTGCACAGCACTTGCCGAACCGATAGCGCACAAGATATTCAAGAAAAACGAGACTGAGCACTTGATAGAATTTCCTGGGACTGAGAACAGGATACGGGCGAAGACCTGCTGGAATAGTGCTACCTTGCGCGGTGACTATGCGGATGTTCTGATTCTGGATGAATTTCAGAGCATGGATGAAGACGCCTGGGGACTTGTTGGGGTGCCTATGCTTCTTGACAATAACGGGGACGCGATATTTATTTATACTCCTCCATCACTGCATACCAAGGGTGTTAGCAAGGCGCGCGACCCACGCCATGCCTCAAAGATGTTTTTGAAAGCGCAAGCGGATAAGTCGGGGCGTTGGCAGTCTATACACTTTACCAGCCACGACAACCCAAATATATCAGTAGAGGCATTGGAGGATATAACCAAAGACATGACTGCCTTAGCCTATCGTCAAGAGATACTTGCCGAGGACGTAGACGAAGCGCCTGGGGCGTTATTCACCAGGGCGAACATCGAAGCCAACCGGGTATCGTCATTTCCAGAACTGACAAAGGTTGTGGTCGGGGTAGACCCATCCGCCACGTCAACCGGGGATGAAGCCGGGGTAGTGGTAGACGGGATAGATGCTGCTGGACACACCTACACCCTTGAGGATGCGTCTATTCAGGGATCGCCTTTAGAGTGGGCGTCCGCTGCTGTGGCGTGCTATCATAAGCACTATGCCAACCTGATAGTAGCGGAAGCGAATAACGGCGGCGAAATGGTAGAGATGGTTATACGCCAGGTTGACCCAAGTGTGGCGGTGAAACTGGTACACGCATCCAGGGGCAAGGCGACCAGGGCGGAGCCAATATCAGCACACTACCAGCACAACAAGGGGCATCACGTGGGGACGTTCATACTGCTAGAGGATGAATTGTGCCAGTGGCTGCCTGGGGACGCATCACCTAATAGACTCGATGCCCATGTTTGGGCTTGCACAGAACTTACCGGCGGAGTAGGTGAAACGAAGTTATACATTTTCGGAGGAAACAATGCTTGAAACAATAACTGATGAATCAATTCAACCCCGCGCACGCGGTGAAACGGCAACAATGGGATCCATTTTTACCATGCTGGTCAAAACCGGCGAGGTCATATCGCCGTGGTGGTCGCAGGGGCGCGACACAGAACTTCGTAACTTCTGGAAAAAGACCGACCAGTTATCAGGAGCGATGTATACGTTCTTGAGTAAAATAAAAACCATACCGTTCAGCATTGTACCGAAGGACACGACAATAAAGTCGCACCAGCGCATGGCTTCCGAGTGGACAGACATGCTGACCTACGACATCGAGTTCAACCAGGGATGGGGTGTGTTCGTGCAAAAGTTCATCGAGGACTATACCGGGACTGACAACGGCGGCTTCTT